CGACGTCGAAGGCCATCGGCATCGGCGTCGGGGCGATCGGCTGGCCGGTCGCGTAGTCGAACCCGGGCAGCCCCTGGTTCGGGTAGTTGCCGCCACCCGGTCCCCACGGCGAATCGGGGAGCCCACCGGGCAGCCCCTGGCCGGGACGGCCACCGCCACCGGGAAGTCCTTGGCCGGGCCGGTTGCCGGGCCCCCACGGGGAGTCGGGCAGGCCACCGGGCAGACCCTGGTCGGGGCGTCCGAACCACGGCAGATCCTGATCCGGTCGACCGCCCTGGCCGGGGAGTCCCTGACCGGGACGGCCACCGCCGCCGGGCAGACCCTGTCCGGGGTGTCCGTAGCCGGGGAGTCCTTGGTCCGGTCGTCCGTAGCCCGGCAGCCCCTGGTCCGGGCGTCCGCCGAAGTACGGGGGCAGGCCCTGATCGGGACGCCCACCCTGACCCGGCAGCGAGTTGTCCGGGAAGCCCGGCCACGCCCAGTCGTCGACCCACGCACGCACTGTCACGTATTGGAAGCTCATCTGTCTCCTTTGGTTGGGATTGCTGAGAGGGGGGCTGGCGCACCGTAGTCCGGACAGGCGGCGGGATCAGTCGTCGCCGAGCAGGTCATCGGTCGGGATCAGAGCGAGCACACCAGCGAGCGCCGCGGCGACCCCGGACACGGCGGCGAACACGAGGGCGAGCATGCTCATGTTCGCCACGAACGTCACCGAGCCGAGCCAGTGGCGGCTCGCAGCCATCCACCAGATGACGCACGAGGCGATGAGCATGAGCATGTTGACGACGATCGCGGTGATCGCCACCGGCAGAGCGAGGCGGCGGATCAGGGCGACCATCGACTGCGAGTGTGGCCTGGTGCGCGGCACTCACAGGGGATGCTCGATGCGCCAAGTGGCGAGTTGGTCTTCAGGCACGTAGATCTCGGCAGGGGTGTCGTCGAGCCACTCGATGTCGCCGGTCGGCACAAGGTGGAATCGCCTGCCGTTCATCCACACTCCGTCGGGGATGCGGGTCACCTCGGCGATGTGATCGGCGACCCCGTCGACGCGCTTGATGGCGACGATCATTCGTCGAGCCAGACGATGCGGGTCTGGCCGCCGTGGCCGTGGACGTGCTCGACGGATTCGATGCCCCGCTCGTAGTGCACGACCGATGACGGCCACTGGCTGACCCAGTGGAGGACGGCCACGTCGTCGGAGAACAGGATGCCCTCGGCGACGATGCCAGTTCCAGACACGCCGGTGACATCCACATCCCGATGAAGCTCAAACCTTCTGGCGGTCACGGTGCCTGCCGATACGTGACGGGCCGGTCGTACTCGGCGGCGAGTCCGAGGGCGTTGCGGTAGTTGATGCACGACTGGCGGCAGGGGATCAGCGTCAGCGTGTTGGTTCCGTCGATGACGGCGCAGTGCAGGATGCAGCCGCACGGCAGGACGGTGTCGGGCGGGATGTCGCTCATCCGATCCCCGTCGTCGCGTCGACCAGTTGGCGGAGCTGCTCTTTGGTGATGAGCAGCGTGACCGTCGCGGTGGCGGGCTGATCGAGGCCGAACTGCACTTCGATCTCCGACCAGTTCTCGTCGGGCAGGCCGAGGATCTCGGTGACCCGCCAGGCGGTGTTCGGTTCGCGCTTGAGGAAGACGGCGCTCACTGCGTCACCGTGCTCAGCGCGGCGGAGATCATCTCGCGCAGGTCGTCGAACGCTCCGCCCCACGCGTCAGGACTCGTTGTGTACACGGTCTGGTCGGTGCGCCGTTCGGCTTCCATGAACATCGTCACGGCGCGTTCGCTGTCGCCTGCCTTGAGCGCCAGGCGGGCCAGGTCGACCCACGGCTCGCGTCGTTCGGGGGCTTCGCCGACCGCCTTCCACAGCCACCGCTCGGGGATGTAGTCGATCGCCGCGAGGATGCGGTAGGCCTCGCATCTTTCTGCGCCCCATCCGTCGGGCAATGCAAGGAATCGGGACATCGCTTCCCTACAACCGTCCCAGTCGCCCGAGTACCAAAGTTCCCTTGCGTAGTAGAAGGCCATCCGGTGGTCGCCGGGGTACTCCACCGTCGCCGCGCCGAGGACCATCAAGTTGGACAAGTGGTGGCTGCGCCGCTCCGGGGGTGAGCTGTGCTCGACGATCAGGCCGGGCAAGTCACGCGCCGCCGCCGGGCCGAGGAGGATCTCGTGGGTCGGATACTTCCAGCGGAACCCGCCGAAACGGTGGAGGTCGTCGCGCGTGATCTGGCTCCAAATGCCGCCGTTGTTGTGCACCCGGTAGCGATACCGCGGCACGTCAGGGTGGTAGGCGTCGTCGATCATCGCCCGCCACCCGTCGGGCAGTCGCTCGTCGGCGTCGAGCCGCAGATACAGGTCGGAGGGGAACAGCCCGTTGGCCAGCTGCAGCGCGGTGTTGCGCGCATCGTCGAAGCGGAACGGATCGGGTCGCGTCAGCATGTGCTCGATGCCGTGGACATGGAGCTCGTCATGGGTGCCGTCGAAGCTGCCGGTGTCCAACACGAAGCGGTGGTCGGCGTCACCGGTCGTCTCCGCCCACTCGGCGATGTTGGCCTCTTCGTCCTTGAAGATGGCATACACGCAGACCCTCACAGCCACCACCAGTTCCTTCCCTTGACGACGTGATTGACCGTGGCCGGGAGGACGCCAAGCTCGCGGGCGATCACGGTCTGCTTGTCTCCGGCTGCGACTCGACGGCGAATCATGTGGACGTCTTCCTCGGTGAGCTTGTGACGGACGTTGCGCTCGCCCCGAGGCGAGGTGCCGTGGGCAACCCTTCGGGCATGGTTGGGCTTCGGTGGTTCCCAGACAAGATGGCGCGGGTTGACGCACAAGGCGTTGCCGCAGGTGTGGCTCGCCTCCATGCCCGGAGGCCGCGGTCCGTTGCGCTCGACACAGGCGACGATGTGGGCGTAGGTCGTACGCCCGTTCCACCACACCGAGGCGTAGCCGGTGCTATTGGCGTACGGCCAGACGATGCACTCACGCGTCCTCGATCCCAGTGCATCCCGAAGGAACCCGGCGGCCTCTCCGTTGGGTGTCTTGTAGCCCACGCATGCATTATACCGCACGCATAACGATCGCGTAGATCGTCAGCCTCACTTGGGCCCCTTCCCCGTGCCGTTGACCGCCTGGACGATGACGATGTGGTGGAAGTCGGCGGCGCAGCGCGACGCCGCGTCGGGGTCCATTCCGTCGTCGATCAGTTGTTGGCGATAGCCCAGCGTCGCCGCGCGGATCGGGGCCATGAACTCGTTGACCTTGTGCATCGCTTCGGTCAGTGGGTCACTCATCGCGGCCACCCCGGCAGTCGTGGGTTCATCGGGTTCATCGGTCGTTGTCCTCCGAGGTGGCGGCGCGGCTGCTCAGGAACGCGTCGGAGTGAGCGGGGCACGGCCACATCGGCTGCGGCGTTGCGCCCGAACAGGGCAGTGAAGCAGTGGACCAGCGCATCGACACGGTCGGGCGAGTCGCGGTCCTCGTAGGGCTGCCACTCGGTCATCTGCTCCTCGAGATCGGGGAGCTTGCCGATGTGGTGCATCTTCGACTGCTCATACAGCCCGACGATCGGCTCGGCGCGCAGGGCCTTGCCGCGCCGCGAGCGGACCTCGATGACCCGCTTGGTGATCCCCGCCGAGCGCAGCGTCTGCTTGACCATGTCGCCGCCGTAGTTGGTCTCGACGACGATCGCATCGGCGTCGAACTCGTCGCACGCCGCGTCCACCGCCCGGGCCCACGCCAGCGGGCTCATCTTCCCGGAGCGGTCGGCCAGCACGTAGCCGTGGTCGATCACCGCGTCGATCCCACCGACGATGATCCCGGTCTCGTCGGACTTCTTGTTGGCCGTGCCCGCCGGGTCGACGCCGACCAGCACCCGGGTCAGCGTCAGCGGTGCTTCGGCCAGGCGGTGCGGTTCGATCAGCTCCCAGTTCCACAGCGCGCCCTCGACGTCTTCGAGGATCTCGCCATACAGCTCCTGACGCCCGAGGCGGGTGCCTTGGTAGCGGCGCAGAATGCGCTCGGCAAAGGACGGGGCGAGGTTCTCGATGTTGTCGTAGGTGCTCGCCCGGGCCAGGCGGGTGTCGGGCTCCTTGATCAGCTCCTTGAGCCACGGACGGGGCTTGGGGGTGGACGTCGCCACGACCCGCGGCCGACGCCCGATGCGCAAGCCGAACATCAAGTTGTCCCACACGTCTTGGATCAAGGCGAAGTGGGCTGGCTCGTCGACCCACGCGTAGCCGTGCTCGGGACCACGCAGCCGGTCGGGCTCCTCGGCGGAGAAGACGTGCGCCTGAGCGCCGTTGGGCCACGTCAGGCGACGCTTGGAGGGTTCGTAGTTCGGGCGCATCCCCGGCGGAGCGATGGTCATCAGCCCGGATTCGCCTTCGATCATGATGTCCCGGGCGTCAGGGCCGGTGGCCGCGACCAGGGCCAGGCGGTTGGTCACCTCGGTCATCCGGTGGGTGTACTCCGCCCCGGTGCGGGTCTTGCCCGACCCACGCCCGGACAGCAGCAGCCACGTCACCCAGTCGTCGTCGGGCGGTGGGTGCTGGTCGGCGCGGGCGTGGTTCCACAGCCAGTCGTCGTGGGGCTTGCCGTTGCACCCGGCCTTGGGGCAGTAGAACGGCCGCCAGGTGTCGGTCTGGCGCTGGCGAAGCAGCTCCAGGGCCTTCTCCTGCGCTGCCGGGGTCCAGCGCTTGTAGGCGTCGATGTCGGTCATCGCGGCCCGACCAGTCCGGGGCCCGACAGCGTGGGGATGTCGTCGCGCTCGATGCCGTCGCAGGCCACCAGCGCGGTGGCCACCGCGGCCTTGACGTAGCCCTGCACGGACATCCCCCGGGCCTCGGCGCGACGGCGCAGCACGGACATCTCCGCCGGAGGGATGGGGAACGAGATGTATCCCCACTTCGGGGCGGAGGCGATGGCCACGCTGCGCGCCACGCCCAACGCCCGCTTGCGCCACAGCCTGTCGCGCGGGGTGGTGTCCAACACCGCCAGGCGGGTCCGCACCCACGCGGCGATGGCCTCGTCGTCGACCGGGAGGCTCACGACGCCTGCGCCTCGATGACCCCGGCAACCGGGGCTTCCATCGCCCGCAGGTCGACCGTGCCGACGGAGATGACGCTGGCCACCCAGGTGTCGATCTCGCTGACGGTCGGGTTGTGCACGATGACTTCCGTCGGGGCGTCCAGTCCATACAGGCGCACGTAGCGGTCGATCAGCTCGCGGGCCACCTTGACGGCCGGGAGGTGCTCGCCGTCGTCGGGGTTGGTCGCCTTGCCCCACACCGAGCGCAACAGCCGCTCGATGCGCGCCCCGGCTTCCGAGCGCATCCGGTCGCGGCCCGCCAGGTCGTCCCAGGCCCGAGCCTCCAGCGCGGTTTCGACGTGCTCACGGGCGATCGCCGCGGAGGTCAGCCCCAGCGCATCGGCGATCTCGTCGTAGCCCGCCCCGGCCAGGCGCAGGGCCAGCGCAGCAGCCCCGGCACGGGGCACCCGCGGCCGCTCGTCGGGGTTCTGACGCTCAGTCATCGAACTCACGCACCCGCACCGCTGGCGACAGGCTCCCGGGGTTGCCGTGTCCGGACTCGGCATGGGCTCGGGCCAACCCGAAGGTGTCCGCCTTGGCGTCTGTCTTGGCGGGCAGCCGCAGCGGGTCGGTCTCCAGGCTCTTGGGATGGAGCACCTCGTTGGACTTGCCGGTCAGCTCCTTGGCCACGCACCAGCCGACGTAGTCGCTCATCGACCATCCCCGCCTGCGCGCCCGGGAGGCGACCTCGCGATATTCGTCGTAGGGCAGCCGCACGGTCATCTGGATGCGGTTGCCACGGTGCTGCATGGCCATTGACGCATCATGACTCAGCGAGCCAGTCGCCAGACGCCATCCGTGCCGCGGACCGCGGCGCAGTCCAAGCATCGACGCATCCCCCCGTTGATCGGGGCCCACTTGGGATGAGCGCAGTTGCCCAGCCCGGGCGCAGCCGACGGAGCAGGCTCGTCGGCGCGCAGGACGTCGATCAGCTTGTCCCCGACCTCCTGGCGACGCTGCTGAATCGAACGTATGTTCGACTCACGTCCCATCCCAGGGAACGTCTGCTGGGCATCGCGCCACACCATCTCTTCGATCACGCTCGCTCTCGTCTGTCCCGGGGCCCGCAGCTCGTCGATGTGCGCCCAGGCATCCGGCGACAGCCGAACGGTGGCCTGCACAGCCTTCTTCGCGGGGTCCTTGAGTGGCCGAGCCATGCCCCACGTTACCCGATTCGCGAATCGCGTTACCAGCCCATCTTGAGCGATTCGCGAATCGCTTAATCCCGCCATCCGGGCCACGCGAGGAACAAGGCGAAGACCACGATCAGGGTCCATCCAGCGAAGCTCTGGACGTAGGAGGGGATGTAGTTCACGCCTTACCTCGGTTCGCCTCGCCACGACGCAGCTCCCGAGCGACCAATGCCGCCACCCAGGCATGCACCGGCACCCCCAGGCTCTGACAGCGCTGGTAGAGGGCCGCATCCAGCGGTAGCGGCAGGCGAAAGGCGATGGGAGGCCCCTTGGTCTTGAGTCGAGCCATGAGAGCGAGTCTATGCCGTATACGGGATGGGGTTGGGAGCTCCTCGCAGGCATTTCTTGGCTGAGCGACCCTCCGGGTCGGGCCGGAACGTCCGCACCGCACCTCCCCCCTCCCCCGGAACAGACGCTCCGGAACAGGCGCTCCCAGACCGCCAGCCAGCGGGAGCGGAGGCTCCCAAATACTCTTACCTGACATTTACCCGCAAGGTTGTCAAACGGGGTGCGACCGGGTACACTCTCTCTCGTACCCCGCACCGAGCGGCGCTACCGGCCCCCGGGCCGCCAACCCCAAAGGAACCCATGAACATCACCCACCCGTGCGCCGATACGCACAAGTCCACCGTCATCCCGGCTGACATCCGGGCCTACGTGGACGGGCTCGCGCCCCTCCCCACCCACGCCTGCCCGGCGCTCCGCAGCCCGTACTGGGCCGGGTTCCAGCCCGCGGCCGTCATGCCCGACGGGTGCGTCCCGGCCGGGACCTACACCGACCCCGATACGGACGCCGCCGTGGCCGCCGTCGAGGGGCTGTACCTGGCGATCGGTCGCCCGGTCACCCGCCACATGATCGCCGTGGCCCTGAACTTCCAGGACTACCGCTACGTGGACGCCATCCGTGACCGGATCGCCGCCGCCGTGGAAGCGGCCCAGGACGCCGGTCAGCCGGTCACCCCGCCCTGGACGAGGAAGCCGGGCCAGCGCTCCTTCGCCTATGCCGGTGCCCAGCCGGTGGTCGCCGACGTGATCGCCGCCCAGGCCGCCGCCCGTGAGGTGGCCAAGGCCAGCTGAGGCTGGGGGCGGGGGTGCGATCCCCGCCCTGGCCAGCCCCATCCGGGGGCACGCCGGGTTCGACACCCGGGCTGGCCACGACCGGTGCATCCCGCATCGGCAGGAAAGGAACCCCATGCGCAAGCTCATCATCGGCGTCGGCCTGCTCGCCGCCGTCACCGCAGGCTCGGCCTGCACCACCCTGCCCATCCGCCAGGCGCTCGCCCCGCGGCCCATGGCCTGCCCGCCAGGCGAGTACGTCATCCTCCACGGCCAGGCGGTCGACTGCGACCTGCGCCCGGAAGCGGGCAACACGCTCACCGAGGTGTGGGACGCCAGCACCGAGGGCTCCGACTGGGGCTCCGACGCCACCCTGGCGCACGCCGACCAGGAGTGCCTGGACTCCGGCGGGACGCCCATCTGGTCCGCTGGCGTGGAGCTGCGCTGCACGCTGATGGACTTCTGAGCCTGCGGGCTCCGGGCTGGTCGGGGTCGAACCCGGCCAGCCCACGACAGGCCCACCGTGGGCCTGCGGAAAGGAACGGAGACATGAGTCTCTTCAAGTGGGGGCTGATCGCCACCGGCGTGCCCGTGCGGCCCAGCTCCAAGACCGAGCGCCACCGCAAGGCGGAGCTGGCCGAGCTCGCCGCCCAGACGGAGGCACTGCGTGAGCAGGCTCGCCTGGTGGCCGAGATCGCTCGGCTGAGCCAGCGTCCGCTGCCTCCGCCCACCGGGCTGCCCCAGGATGCGCCTGCCGCTCCTGCGCCCAAGCGACGTGGCCTGCGCCAGGCGTACAACGAGGGCAGGTACGGGGCGTGACCACGTTGTGCTTCCAGGATTCCGCCGGTAGGGTTGTCAGTGCGAGGGGCACGGAGCCCCAGCCGAAAGGAACCCATGAATGACCGCCCCGATCCCGCCGCCAACTTCCCCGCCTACATGGCGTGGCTGGATGCGGGTAACCGATGCCCGTTCTGCGAACTGGTCATCCCGTGCGCCCACTGGGATGCGAACGGGGATGAGTACGGCCGCTGATGCGGCCCGGATCGGGTGGGTTCGCCCCCGCCCGATCCACGAGCTCCGGATGGACCGGAGCCAGAAAGGAACCTATGAGCTGCGATGGGAGCTGGGGCTCGCCCCGCTTCATCGAGACCGAGACGGATGATCCGATCGAGGTCCTGCGCTGCAACGGATGCTGGGACCTGATGGTCCTACATCGCTACCGGCGCATCGACGTGCCTGCCGGAGCGAGCGATCGGGAGATCGTCGCCGCGGTGATCGAGGCCAGGCGATGACCGCGATGGCCTGCGAGCACTGGGACCTGGACGCCGACGTCAAGTGCTCGGCCTGGGCGGTCGTCCTGGTCGTCGCCTCCGACGACAGCGACACCTGGCGCGGCGGGCTCTGCGAAGAGCATCTGATGGAGTACCAGGCCGACACCGACCTGGAGGTCACGATCGTCCGGGACTGGCGCTCGTGACGTTCGAGGCCACGAGATCGTCGGCCATCGCTGCGCTGGAGGCAGCGCAAGCCCAGATGCCCGAAGGCTGGACGCTGGTGCGCTGCGATGTCAGGCGCCACCGCGACCATCGCCGCTGGACAGCCATCGTGGTCGCCGAGCGAGCCGCCAACAGGCGGTAGCGCCTGGTCACGGATATAATCGGGGCGCAGCGTTTGCCCGCTGCGCCCCTGTCCCAGCCTGTTGAGGAGGCCGAGATGACGAAGCGTAGAGCCGCGCGCGGCGAGGCGATGGGGTACCTGCTCGCCGTGCTGACGACGCTGCCGACCGAGTGCACGACTTGGCCGTTCGCCACGAACATGGGGCGAGCGGTCATCGGCGTCGATGGCAGGCCAGTGTTCGTCCACTCCATCGTGTGCAGCTGGTACCACGGGCCGTGCCCGCCTGGGCTGGAGTGCTGCCACTCCTGCGGCCATGGATACCAGGGCTGCTTCAACCCACGCCACCTGCGCTGGGACACGAGGCAGGCTAATGCTGACGATCGAGTGCGCCATCGGATCGAGCGACGACAGGCCAAAGACCAGGCGTGACCACGTTGTGGCACCAGCATTTACCCGGTAGTATTTACTTACAGAGGCGTGAGTGCGCCTCGGCGAAAGGAACCCATGATCGACTACACGATCCGCGTCTACTGCGCCCAGGTCTGGGCCACTGGCTCCCACCGCGGCAGCTACGTGTGCAGCCTGCAGGTGGCCGAAGAGCCGACCATCCTGGGCGGGATGCGGGCCATCGACCGGGCGGTCGAGCAGTGCAAGCACCCGCTGTGCGATGTTCACCCGCCGGAGATCGAGCCGAACCCGGTGCTGATGGGCTGGGAGCTGGGCTCATGAGGTGCCAATGTCCCACGGCATCGTGGGATCACGCGGTCGGGATGTGCCTCAACGAGGCCCTCTACACGGTGATGCGGGGCAAGACGGATCCGGTCGAGCTGCACCTGTGCGGAGGCTGCACGCTGCCGGGCGACAGCTACGACGAGGAGGACGAGTGGAGCTGAGCCTGGACGACACGCAGGCCGAGCTGGTCGTGCGCCTGCTGCGGGTCTGCGGACCCCTGCTGGAGGCGGACGAGCAGGCCGTGGTGGCCGACGTGGTGGCCACGATCGTGGTCGAGCGGATGACCCGCGGGATGAGGTGGGTGCGCGTCGACAGCTAACGGGCGCGCCGCGCGCCCAGGAATGACCCTGTGACCCGCCCGGGGCGGTCACAGGTAGCGCGAGTCGGGCTCGATACCCGACCCGTGCACGAGCAGCCCACCGTGGGCTGCCGGAAAGGAACAAGTGAGCAGGATCATCGAGCTCCTCGTGGCCGAGGGGGAGGTGCCCGCCAGCGCGCTGGAGTGGGCCATCTGCCCGCAGTGCCACGGCGAGGGCTCCTCATCGCTCTACCTGGGTGCGTATACGGGATCGGAGTGGGCCGAGATGGACGAGGACTGGCGCGACGACTACATGGCCGGGGCGTTCGACCGGACCTGCGAGACCTGCACCGGAGCGGGCAAGGTCCGCGAGATCCGCGAGAGCTGGCTGGAGAGCCATCCCGAGGTCGTCGCCCAGATCGACGAGTGGTACGAGGACGAGGCGATGGCCGCGGCCGAGAGGCGGGCAGGTGCCTGATGACCGCCATCGACTTCGACGAGGCCGACCTCGCTGAGGGACGGCTGCTCGTCACCACCCTGGACGGATCCCAGTGGGCGCTCGGCGACCTGGCGATCCGTGTGGCCGGGCCAGGGGCGCAGACCCATGCCCACGATGGCTCGACGGCCAAGCTGAGCTTCTTCGCCGATGCCATCGGCATCCACCACGAGCAGCTTGCTCGCTACCGCAGCGTGGCGTCGGCCTGGCCACCCGACACGAGGGTGCCCGGCGCATCGTGGACGCTGCATCGAACGCTGGCTCCGTTGCCCGCTGACGACCGCAGGACGATCCTGGTGGAGTTCATCGCCGCCTGCGAGCTGGGCGGCACCAGGCCCACCAGGGACCGGCTGCTGAGCAAGCTGCGGTCCAAGCCGATCCTGCCCGACGACGAGCCGTCGACGGTGCCCTCCCAGGTGGCCTGCGCCACGGAGACGCCGCCGGAGACGGTCAAGGTCGAGCCACAGCCGCGCGAACCGGAGCCCGAGCCCGATCCGGGCGACTACATCGGCATCGATGCGCCGGAGTGGATGACGACCGAGCTGGCTCGCATCCGGATCAACAACGACAAGCCGCAGACCAGCACGCGAGTCGCGCTGACGGTCAACGAGGCGATGGGCCAGTTCCACGAGTTGGAGGCCAAGGTCGCCGCGCTGAACGAGTACCGCAGGTCGCTGCTGTTCGCCATCGTCTCCCAACGACCGGCGTGGTGGCCTGCGCTGGAGCCCAAGCTGGCGGTGATGGACGCCGAGGAGCAGTGGCTGCTCGACGAGCTTGACGCCGCAGGAAATGAGTAGCTGGTATTTCCCCGGTAGGGTTGTAATCAAGCCTCTGACCGGGTAAGCTAGTAGTGCCGGTGGCAGTGGGCCTCCGGTACGGCGGAACGATCCGCCCCAAACCCAAGCAAAGGAACACCCAATGAAGATCAAGCACCCGTATGCCGGGTCGGCCAAGTGGCTGACCGTGGACGGCGAGCTGCTGGCCTACGTGGCCGGTCTGCCCGAGTTGCCGACCACGAAGTACGACGAGCGCCAGGAGCGCTACTGGCAGGACCAGGGCCTGCAGCCGGAAGGCGTCGACAAGTCGGGCCTGATCCCGGCCGGTGAGTACACCGACCCGACCAAGCCCGAGGTCAAGGACGCCCTGCTGGGGCTGTACCTGCACCTCAACGGCAAGCCCATCACCCGCCACCTGGTGGCGGTGGCGATGAACTTCCGCTGCTACGCCGACGTGGACGCCGTCCGCAAGACGTTCACCGACGAGGACTTCAAGCTCGTCACCCGCGGCGGGATCGGCAAGCGCGTCCGCGCGATCGTCGACACCCCGGCCGAGCCGGTCAGCGAGGAGCCCACCGTCGAGGTGCCCGCTCCCAAGACCCGGGGCAAGAAGGCGGCGGACAAGCTCGCCGAGCAGCACCCGGTTGCCTCCTGAGGGGCCGGGCCCGCAGGTGTCGAAGCCTGCGGGCCCACTCCCGCCACCGTGGCGGGGATGAAAGGAACAGATGAACGAGCCGATCGAGTGCATCGAGGGCCCGGACGGATGCGTGGGGACGGTCGAGTTCCGACCTGCCCCACCGCACGGGGAGCGCAGCTTCGCCCGCTGCGAGGCGCACCAGGAGGCGCGCTGGGCTCGCTACGAGGACTCCGAGTCCGTCGAGCGATGGGCTGACATGGCCACCCCGCCGGACTGGTTCGACCCTGCCGACGCAGGCGAGTCATGGGATGGCGAGTGAGTGCCTTCCCTGCGCTGGCTCCGTGCTCGGCCTGCGGGGCACGGTGGCCGGTGCCGATCTTCGACAACCGAGGTCGGTGCCCGCAGTGCGGGCTGGACGACGAGGAGGCCAATGGATGGGCGAGCGGTGCTGGATCTGCGAGGAGCACGAGCCCGACGGCGGACTGCGGATGACCGAGGCCGGTGACCTGATCTGCCGCTGGGTCATTCCCTGCGCCAGACGGATCGCCGAGCGCCACAACCCGCCAAGTAGCGGGCCAGGAATTGACCCGGTATAATTGACATACGCAAGCGGCCGAGTGGCCGACGAAAGGAACCAGAGATGGCGATCAAGAAGGGGCACGAGACCCCTGTGTCCAAGTTGCCGGGTTGCGACCTGTGCGACGAACCGGCCTACGCCGATGCCCAGATCCCGGGCCACGGCTCGTGGGCCAACGTGTGCAAGGAGCACTTCAACAGCTACGGCTGCGTCACCGGCATCGGCCGGGGCCAGGTGTACGTCGTGCAGGTGCCCAAATGAGGGCGATGCCGGATGACCAGGTGCGTCGGCTGACCGCCGACGTGCAGCTCCTCCAGGCCCAGGTGACCGGCGTCAATGCGTCGGTCCTGGTCTTCGCCGAGGATCTCAAGACGCTGACCGGCCTGATGGTCGAGCTGGCCGAGCAGACCAAGTTGCTTGGCCGACACGTCAACGAGCTGGCTGGACGACTGGCCGAGGAGGCCAACCGATGAGCGACGAGCGCAAGGTCTTCGTGGCCACCTTGCCGCCCGGCTTCGCCACCTACGACGGCAGCCAGGTGATGATCGAGCAGTTCGGTGATGGTCCGCTGACCGTCGCCTTCCGCACCGGTCCGCACGATGTGTGGGGACCGCCGATCGACTGCGAGGCCCGCTGATGGACGAGGGGCTCGAAGACGAGATGTACGAGGAGTACGAGCGAGCCGAAGCCGAAGCTGCCCGCAAGGCGCAGCAGGGCGAGCTGCTGGCGGTCGAAGTCGACGGCACGACCCGGATGGTGCGGTGCGCCTACGGAGGCATCCGTGACGGGCTGAACGGGGCCACGCTGAGCTTCCTGCGTGGGACCAACGGGGCCGGGCTGTACATCGACGACAACGGGATGATCACCGGACAGGTGCTGAACATCCCCGCGTCGCTGATGTTCGGGCATCCGCTGTACGGACCCGTGGTGCTGACCGCGGCCGAGCCGGACGAGTTCGGCAACACCCTGCCATCGTCGCCCGAGGCCGTGGACACGCTGCGCCACCTGGCGCTGGCCTGGCGGCATGTGGTGATCAATGCCGCCTCGGTCGGACAGGACGTGTACGTCACGGCCGATGCCGACACCGTGCCCGAGCCACGGGTGGTGGCGCTGAGCGACGACGAGTTCGCCAAGTGGATGGAGACGGGAGAGCTGCCTTGAGCGATAAGCCCCTGCCCGGGACGAAGGCAGCGATCGCCCTCGGATGCCGGTGTCGCCGCCTGCGCGGCAGCTGGGAGTACGACTGGTCGTTCTGCGACATGCACGCTCCGCCCACCCCCACCGGCCCGGGGATCTGCGAGCACGGTGAGCGCGCCCGGACCTGCGCCGAGTGCGCCGAGCGACGGGCGACCAACGATGCGTTCCTGGAGGACATGCGTGGGCTGCGGTACCGCGCCGAGAACGACTTCGGAGCGGACCTGTGACCGTGCACATCGTGCTCGTGGAGGATGACGAACCGATCGAGCTGCCTGACACCAACGACATGCTCGTCCTCAACGAGGCCATGCGGCAGTTGCTCGATGCCTTCCGCGCCGAGGCGCAACGATCGGCCTCGTACGGGGCATGGGGAGCGACCCGCTCCTTGGAGACGGCCTGCTACTACCTGTGGGGAGCGATGGGCTACCTCGCCAAGGACGAGGGGCTGATCCCGTGACCACCGAGGACATCCCCGCGGCGCTGTTCGCCCTCGTCTGTGCAGCGCTGTTCACCGTGCTGATGACCATCGCTGCCGGACAGATCCTCCAGGTCGTGCGTGACCGCCCGATCGTCCTCAAGGACCGCTGGACGGGCGACTTGCAGATCGCCCGTTCACCGAACCCCAAGCATCGGCCACGCCGTCATGGCGTTGCCCGGTGATCGCGGTCATCGGCGTGCTCGCCTTCCTCTTGCTGCTCTGGCTGGCCCTGGCCTTCGACGAGGGCATGTGAGCGAGCCCGTGATCACCGTGACGATCAGCCTGCCCGCCGATGCGCGGGCCATCGCCCGGCTGCTGACCGCCATCGACCGGGCCTTCCCCGGAGCGACCATCCGCAATGGCGACGACTGCTGGGTCGTCGAGATCCCCAACCAACGAAAGGAACACTGATGGGCACCGACATTCATCTTGCGGCCGAGGTCCGCAACGACGAGGGCGAGTGGGAGCTCGTCCCCGGCCCGATCATCGACTGCTGGGCCTGCCACGGCACCGGCATAGAGACACGCTGGAAGCGCGTGCACAGCACCACCGAGCAGTGCAACTGGTGCACCAACGATGGCAGCAACCCGGACTTCCCCGACGACGACGGCTCCTACTACCGGCGCAAGTACGTCGGTCCCGGCAAGACCCGCGACAGCTGGTACTCCGACCGCAACTACACCGTGTTCGCCATCTTGGGCAACGTGCGTAACGGTCATGGCTTCGCCGGGGTCTACACCCACGATCCGCTGCCGTTCATCAGCGACTGTCGCGGGGTGCCCGACGACGCCACGCCCGAAGCGCTGGAGCACCTCAGCAACGAGCACTCGGCGACGTGGTGCACCCTGGCCGAGGTCATGGACTACCCGTGGCATGCGCCGATCCACCGCGGCGGGGTCATCACCATCCAGCAGTACGCGCGCCTGCGCGGCACCGGAGCCGCTCCGACCAACTGGTGCGGAGGGATCGACGGACGAGGGATCATGACGCTGACGCCACAAGCGGCCGACATGATCCTCGCCCAGCACCCGCGGGCCCTGAGTGCCGGGAGCGGACACCCGTCCGGCCCGTTCCGCGACGACAGCGAGCCGATCAACGGCATCCGCTACTACGTCAACTACGAGTGGGACGACACCCTGGCCGACACCACCCGAGGCTTCCTCGACCGCATGAAGATGCTGGCGATGGAAGTCGGCGAGCACGACTGCCGCCTGATCTTCGACTTCGACAGCTGAAAGGAACACAGATGGACGATCAGTTCTTCAACAGGCTGAGCCAGCCGATCCCGGTGCCCGTGGGGACGCGGATCGAGTTGGTCCGTATGGGCAACGACCCGGATCCGATCCCCCCGGGGAGCCAGGGCACCGTCACCGGAGGCAACGGCGCACAGCTGTACGTCGACTGGGACGGCGGTCGATCGCTGATCCTGATCCCCGGCGAGGACAGATGGAAGGTGATCCGGTGACCGCCAAGGTGAAGCTCCCCGACGACATGCCCCGGGCGATGCGCAACCTGCCGCGCAACTCGGCTGGCTACCCGATCCCGTTCTTCGTCGAGCGCATCGATGGCATCCCTGACTTCCGGGTGATGAGTGGGCGCAACCTCAAGCGAGCGATCGCCGAAGGGCTGTGCTGGCTGTGCGGCGAACCGCTGCACCGGGCAGCCCGCGGCCAGCGTCTGCTCGGCACGTTCGTGGCCGGGCCGATGTGCCTGGTGAACAAGAACTCGGCTGAGCCGCCGAGCCATGAGGCGTGCGCCCGGTGGGCGGCGCGGGCCTGTCCGTTCCTGACCAACCCGAACAAGCTGCGCCGCGAGCATGGCGTCGAAGAGCTGGCCGAGAACGTCGCGGGCTTCTCCATCGACCGCAACCCGGGCGTCACCGCTCTGATCCACTGTGTCTCGTGGCAGCCGTACCGCAGCGAGCACGGCGGCAACGGGGTGCTGTTCTCGATGGGCCGCATCGATGCGGTCGACTGGATGTGCGAGGGACGCGAGGCCACCCAGGCCGAAGTGTTCGGTTCGATTGACTCGGGGCTGCCCGCGCTGATCGAGATGGCCGACATGGAAGGGTCAGCAGCACGCCGCGAGCTGGCGATGATGCTCGTCCGGGCGATCGCCTTCATCGGTGACCCCCTGCCGCGCTACGAGAACGTGTGGAAGGTGCTCGACGGGGGGTGGGCGGCATGAACCTGGAGGAGCAGGCAGTCAAGGCCGCAGCGGAGATCGACGCAGCGATGCGCCAGGTGCGCGATGCGGTGCCCAACTCGGATGCCGCATCGTGGAAGGTGACGGTCCCCGAGTACGACGCCCACGGCGTGACGATCGACCGGTTCGAGGTGACCCAGCGGGAGGCCAACTTCGACAAGCTGCGCGCCGCGATGAACCCGCAACGCAGCGACCGCTCGGTCGACGCCGGGACGTACACCAGGCTGACGGTCGACGGGACGCTGTGGATGACCGACACCCCGGCCGAGGTCGACGACCTGGGCCGGGTGGACGACCTGATGGCGATGTACCGCGGTGGGACGATGCTGATCGTCGGGCTGGGCCTCGGGCTGGTGCTCCACCGAGCGATCACTCGCCGCGGAATGGCTCGGATCGACGTGGTCGAGCGGGAGCTGCGGGTCATCGAGGCAGTCGGCCCGCACTACCAGGAGCTGGCTGCCGAGCATGGCTGCAAGCTGACCATCCATTGCGCCGACATCCACGACTGGCGTCCCGAGCGTGGCTTGGACTGGACCATCGGGTTCTTCGACATCTGGGCGCACATCGACATGGACGACCGACCCGAGGTCGAGCGCCTGCGTCGCCGGTTCCGTCCGCGGATGGGTCACTTCGAGGCGTGGGCGCAAGATGAACGCAATGCCATGGCAGCCCGCATCCGCAGCGGAAGGGGGTTCTACTGAGATGGACGTCGAGGAGATGCTGCGGATCATGGGTGGCGATGACCGCCACCCATGCACGGCACCCGGCTGTACGCACATCGTCGAGTTCGACGACGAGCCGTGGTGCTTCATCCACTCGCCCGACAGCGGGTCGTCCGTGCCGGGCTACAGCTACCGAGCGACGCACTGACGAGCCGCCAAGTAGCGGGGCGACCTGCCCCCTAGTAAGGTTAAAGCTAGCGGGGGTATCCTCCCTCGCCATGAAAGGAACCACACAGTGGACATGACCAGTCAAGACAACGGGGTTGCCGTCGCCCCCGACAGCCAGGCGACCATCGACCTGGAGGCAGCGAACCGACGAGCCAACGATGCCAGGACGCGCGCCGAGCGCCTGACCGCCGATCTGCGGATGTTGGCCGATGCGCTGCGCGACGAGGCGATCAGTCGGGGGTGGTGCGGGGAGTACGGCACCTTCGTCGACCGGGTCAACAGCCGGATGAGCGAGGAGTGGCTGCAGCACTGCCTGGAGACGTATGAGTTCACCTACCAAGTGCGGATCCGCGTGGAGGGAAGGGCGGGCACCTCCGAGGAGGTCAACGCCGAGCTGCGCAGCTACCTGGACGACCTGGAGTTCGAGCTGGAAAGCGGCACCGTCGAGGGCATGACGGTCCGGCTGATCGGCTGAGATGAAACCTCCTGCCGGACACATGGGCGTCACCGAGGCGGCGGTCGTCTTGGGCATCAGCCGCCAGCGCATCTACCAGTTGATGCGTGAGGAGCGGATCCCGTCGAAGAAGATCGGGGCGCGCTACTTCGTGCCGATCACGGCGGTGTCGGCGCGACGCCATGCCGACGAGCTGCTGCGCTCCGACGAGTGCATCGGCACGCAGGAGGTCGCTGACTTCTTCGGGGTCAACGAGCGCACGGTGCGGGACTGGAACAGCCTCGGACTGCTCGTGGCTGCCAACATCGGCAACACGCTGTGCTTCCGACCCGCCGACGTGATCGCCTTCGTCCCACCCTCGTCAACGGGTGGGGCGGGGCGACCGCCCGCGCGCCCAGGGACACGCTCGCTCCGAGGCAAGCGGTACTGACCAATGAAAGGAACCAATGCCAGCATTCCCGAGAGCACGACCTGACTTCGCCAGATGCCGAAGTCTCCGACATGCCTGGACCGTCACCGGCGAGACGGAATCGAATGGCTCCAAGCTGATCGTGTTGCGCTGCGAAGCGTGCGGCACCGTCCGCTACGACCGGTGGAACACCCGCACCGGCCAGCGCTGGGGACATCCCAGCTACTCCTGGCCTGACGGGTACCGCGACACCGAGCCGGGCCACGACGCAGATTGGTGGCGGATGACGTTCGCCGAGCACCTCTACTCGGCGGGCATCCTCACCGACGCACCATCACCCGACACCCGCAAGCGGGGCACCAGGAGGACCGGCTGATGGAGGACTTCATCTGCCCCATCTGTGGAGTCGAGCGACCAGACGAGATCCATCTCGACTGGTGCACCTACGACGGACCGGACTTCTTCGACTCCGACGACTGACCAAGATCGGGTGCGACCCTCGACTCCAGTAGTCCGGGCAGCGGTAGCGCTGCCGAGTCCGGACGAACGAGCCCGGTAAAGCCGGATGGGTCGCACCCCCCTCCGGGGTCTCGACGGCCCGCTAGCGCCCGCCAGGGTCGCGGCGGGCCGTCGTCGCGCCCGGGCTGGTGCGCCGCTCTCCGGGCCGTCCGCCACCGTCAGACCCGCGCCGCAGGGCCCCGCCGCTAGGCGTCACGGCCGATGATCACAGCGAGCTCGCTGGCCACGACCGAGGGGAGCTGGTTGCCGTCGATGCGGATGTGGTGGTGGCGGGACACGAGGTTCTCCACCTTGGCGAAGCGACCCTTGACCCATGTCCAGTTCTGCGCCTTGTCGTTGCGCGCCAGGGCGCGGTTGCGGGCGACCATGAACGGCACGTCGATCCACACCAGCTCGACCGGGCCGACCGAGTGGCAGGCGTTGAGGAAGCCGTCGTAGGCCAGCCGGTCGCCTTCGCCGAGCAGCAGTGGCACGGGCTGGGTGCGCACCCAGTCGATGGCCTTCGGGCCGATGCTCATCGACAGCGAGTCAGTGCCGCCCATCTCGACGCGAGCAGAACCGAGCTGGGCCGCGCCGGAATCGTAGAGCAGGTGGGGAACGGGCTCCTTCTGTGCCACGAGCAGGTGCCAGTCGAGCAGGTCGAGCGCTCCGGCCATCGCCGTCGACTTGCCGGAGCCGGGACAGCCGACGATGTAGACCGTGCGCATCAGAGCTTGGCTACCAGCTGCCTGGCGCGCGCTGGTGCCAATGAGTAGCCGACCCGACCGAAGCCGTCCAGGCTCCACAGTCCGTCCTCGAGATGGCGGATCACCCCGGGCTCGGACTCGGGCATCAGCCGCTGGGCGACGATGTGGCGCAGCAGACCTTCGGCCACGGGCAGCTTGTCGAGAATCTGCGCCTGGCGCTTGCGGGCCAGTGCCTCGGTCGGGGCGACCGACGACCCCAGGCGGTTCCACACCCCGTCGTGATTGACGCTGAACAGCAGCTGGCGCGGTGCGGCCAGGCGGCAGTACATCCCCGGCTCGTCGCCGTGTACCAGCGTCGTCACTCCCCAGGTCCGCTCGCCCGGCGATGGTCCGGCCGCGCCGAGGCACAGCACCACCGCGTCGAAGCTGTTCGGTCGCTCGCCCTCCCAGGTCCACGGGGTGTCGGGCTCGACCAGGACGCGGTGTGGATCGACGGCGAAGAACTCACCTTGGCGGACGGACTCGCCGCTGCGGTCGTAGCGCTCGTAGAGGGCCACGTCGGCGGAGATCGCCCCGAGCTGGCTGTAGGTGTCCAAGGCGAAGTACGCATCGGTGCGGCCCTGGCCCTTGAACCACTTCGGGCTGACGACGCACAGCGCCGCCTGCGATGCCGGGCGGTGGTCCGGGGAGGCCATCACGGTCACGTCATGACCCGCTTGGCGGGCGAAGTGGGCGACCATCGAGCCGCCGATGCCCGCGCCGATGACCGCCACCCTCATGACTTCAGCGCCAGGTCGAAGATCGTCTCGCCGGAGCGGTTCTGGCGCTTGTCGATCGCCACGAAGCCCAAGTCGGCGTAGAAGTGCAGGCCCTGGGTGTTGCGCGCGTCGCACACCAGGCGCAGGTGGCGGTAGGGCGATCGCTTGAGCAGGTAAGCGATGAACTCGCGGCCGATGCCCTCGCGCTGGTGATCGGGGTGCACGCCGATCTCGTAGATGCTCGTCCACGGCTTCTTGACGAGGTCCGGAGCGACGGCGAAACCGATGATCTCGCCGTCGCTCACCGCCAGTGCAACGGAGCCCTTACGGTACAGCTCGTCGAGGTTGCGGATCCCGGAGTAGGTCCGCACGAACTTGCCGCACGCCTTGACCAGCACGTCGACGATCGGCTTGTCGGCAGGCGTGGCGGTGCGGAACGTCACCACCAGTGCAGCGTCCCCTGCTCGACGTACAGCCGGTTCAGCTCCTTGCGTAGCCCGGTCCAGCCGCCGACCTCGCCCAGCCACATCGGATCGAAGCTGTCGGCCCGCGCCGCCAGCACCAGCTCCTGCACGGTCCGTGGGCTGTGGCCGAGGTGGGCGAGCATCAGATCAATGTCGTGGCCGAGGTAGTAGTGGCCGCGCAGCGTGGAGTGCCAGTCGCACAGATGGGTCTCGACCTGCTCGACGGGATGCCCGGTCAACTCCACGAGCGTCTGGGTGTAGCCGTCGAGGATCCGCACGGTGCCCGGGTCGTGGCCCGCGTAGGTGCTCAGGATGGGGAACAGGTCGACCAGTCCCTGGCGCGGCCCGGTCGACCAGTCGTGCCCGGCATCGGTCGGGGTCAGCTCCCACCCGGCGACGCTCTGGAGCATCTCCCCGGTCTTGTACGCAGCCCAGCGCCCGTTGCCCCGGATCGTCCGCAGGCGGTCCTGGAGGATCAGCCAGCGCCGCTGTGGCGAGGGCTCGTCCACCGGCCACAGCGCCTGCTCCCACGAGCCGTAGCGCTTGTGGATCATCCCCAGCGCGGCGATGTGCTCGGCGAAGCGCGCCAGGGTGCGGTGGCTGCGCCGCTCGGTGCCGGTCGGACGACGCAGTTGGGTGTCGGTCAGCGCCTTGCCTGGACGCCAGCCGTCCTCCCACGTCCACAGCGCCGAGCCCAAGTCGTAGTAGGCGACGTACAGCAGGATCAGGCTGATGAACTCGTCATCGGTGTCGGTCAGCTTCGGGCCGAGGCGGGCCAGCACCGGGTACACCGGGTCGATGTCGCCCGAGGCGCTGTGCCAGTGGGCGAACTCCAAGAAGTCAGCCTCGCGCTCCACGCTTCCGCCCTCCGGCGCGGTAGTCGGGCGCAGCGCGCAGCTCTTCGTCGTGGGTCGCTTGCAATTGCGCCCGACGCAACTCGTCGGCCGGGTCAGGTGAGCAGGCGCACATCGCGCTCTTGGCGTAGGTCACCG